ATGGACCCGATTACTCTGATAGCCGGAGCGACTGCTGCCTATAATGGTCTGAAGTCTGCTATTGCGGCTGGCAAAGAGATACAAGAGATGGCTCAGGACTTGGGCAATCTCTGGAACGCTGTCGGTCAACTTACACACCTCGCCGCTACGCCCGTCAAGAAGGGTATGTTCTCCGACCCCGCCGACATCGAGAAGCAAGCTATGGAGCGTTATGCTGCCAAGGCTAAGGCGTTCAAAATGCAAGAGGAGATCAAGAACCTGTTCATCTCCATCTACGGAGTTGGAGCCTATGAGTCGGTGCAGCGTGAAGTCATTGAGATTCGTAAAGAAGTAGATCGCGCTCACAGAGAAGAAGAACGGCTAGCCGCTGAACGGGCTGCCGAGCTAAAGGATGCCGCTGGCCTGTTCCTGATCGTCATGGGGCTGATCGTGACCATTGCCGTAGTTGGTATTCTCCTAATGATCAAACTCAGCCACTAAGGATCATCCTATGGACCTTTTGAATATCGCCCAGACGGTGCTTGGCAATGTCGCACCCGCAATCGTAACTGGCCTAGCAGGGCCTCAGGCTGGTATGGTTGCCCGTGTCGTAGCCAATACATTGCTTGGTAAGCCAGACGCGCCTCACGATGCCATTGCTGCCGCATTAGAGGCTGCCACGCCAGACCAGATCGAACGGCTCCGTCAGATCGACGCGAACCTAGAACTGGAACTTGCCAAGATCGTAGCTCAGGATCGCGCTGATGCCCGTGCATTGCAAACCAAGGCGCTGGCTTCCGGTGATACTTATGCAGCGCACTTCATCTATAACTTTGCTTGGTTCTGGTCGATCTCGTCGGTCGCCTATTTCTTCTTTGTAACATTCTACCCAATGCCATCAGCCGGGAAAGACTTTGCATTAACCATACTTGGCTTTTTGCTTGGCACGGCAGTAGCGACTATTCTAGGTTTCTTCTACGGTTCAGCGGATAAGCACAATGGCAAAAGATAATTTCGACTTTGCTCTCAAGCATCTCCTTAAGCATGAGGGCGGTTATGTGAACCATCCGCGTGACCCGGGAGGTCGCACGAACCTCGGTGTCACACAACGTGCATGGGAAGAATATAAAGGTCACCCCGTTGACGAACAGGAAATGCGGAGCCTGACGCAAGAGATGGTCACGCCGTTCTATAAGACCCGATACTGGAACCTTGTCCGAGGTGATGAGTTACCCGCAGGTGTCGATTACTGCGCCTTCGATGTGTCGGTGAACTCTGGTGTCGGTAGGGCTGTTCGGTTCTTACAACTTGCATCCGGTGTTGTAGCTGATGGTCTGATCGGACCCGGCACAATGAACGCGATTGCAAAGGTTGATCCTAAAGAATTGATCCAGAAGATTTGTCAGGAGCGCCGTGAGTTCCTGCACCGTCTAGCGACGTTTGACACATTCGGCACAGGCTGGATGCGTCGGGTGTCAGATGTAGAGCGCGTAGCATTGGAAATGGCAGATGGCTCCCCCTAAATTATCTAAAGAAGTCGCGACAGAAGCAGTCAAGGTTTTCTTTAAGAACAATCATAATCATGCTGCCGGAGCACGGGAAATGAAACTCCCACGCTCTACCTTCCAAGCCAGAGTCGAACTCGCCAAGTCCTACTACCCAGAACTATTTATTGAGATGAACAATGCGCCAGCGCAAAACTGGACCTATCCTCAGTGCCATGAGATCGAACTAGATAACTGTCAGATACTTATTGGATCGGATGCCCATATCTGGCCACACAATGAAACGATTATGATGAAGGCGTTCGCAATCGCCAGTAAGCAATTCAAGCCACAGGTGATCGTCCTCAACGGTGACATCCTTGATGGCGCAAGAGTCAGCCGTCACGGTAGCCTACTCGGTCAGAACGCTCCGAAGCTGACCAAGGAAATTGAAGCCGCAACCGCTTGGATCAATACCTTATACAGAGCCAAGCATCGCATCTGGACGATGGGAAACCATGATCAACGTGTGGATAATTATCTGGCCAACAATGCCCCAGAGTTGGATGATTACGCTGGGCGGCTTTCTGATCGGTTCAGCGATTGGACTTTCTGCTGGGCGACTCACATCAACAAAGTGGAAATACGCCATCGCTTTAGAAGCGGTATTCATGCTGGCTGGAACAGTGCTCTTCACTCTGGGATATCGGTAGTCACTGGCCACACCCATCAACTTCAGATCACGGCAGTCAGAAACCGCAATGGTTCTCACTGGGGTGTCGAGTGCGGTATGCTAGGCGATCCAATGCACAAGGCGTTTGAGTATGCCGAAGGCACAGCAAGCAGAGCACAGCCGGGCTTTGTCCTGATCACCTTCCGCGATGGTATTATGATGCCGCCAGAGTTGTGCGAACTTGTCGATGGCCGTCCGGTATTCCGTGGTGATTACCTGATTTAATAATACCCGTCAGACTCAATCTCGTCATAGATCGCTTGGTCTATGCGCTCTAGTTGCTTTTCTTCTAACGTCCGGATCATGGCATCAATTAGCGCCGGATAAGGGGCGACCTCATTGCCATCTGTATTGTAAAGCACGACCTTATAGATCGTAGAGATTTTACTATCATCGACTTGCCAGAAGCCGTCTTGTGTCTCTGCTTTATACTCTACCTCGACGCTACCTTCACCGAAGTAGAAGTCTGTTCCATGTGTGAACTCTATGTCGAAGTCATATGTAATTGAACCGGATGCTTGCTTCTCAAGGTTATACATTGTTCATGCCTTTATGATTGTGGTTTTACATATTACCTTATAGCCATGCCTGATCACCGCATCTGTCAGCGCCTTGCGTGTGATACCAAGTTCATGCGCGGCTGATGTCAGTGACAGGCCTCTAGTATTGACAAGACGTAACACCATGTCAATTCTTTTTTGTGTCCAAGGTTCAGCCATGACGATGCCATACCTCTAGGTCTTCCGCCGCATCAAGATGATCGAACACAAACCCATGACTGCATGACCACTTAGCCAATTTAATCGACAGCAAGAAGATGTAGTATTTCATTTTTGCCTCAATTCGCGTAACGAGCAACCAACTGGCAACGACCATTCCCGACAAAAGTGCATCCGTCGTAGAAAAACATTTTCTCTTCACGATTACCCCACGTTACTTTAGCCACTGTGGGATATGATCGCTTAACGTCGGCACTATCGCTTTTGATATACTGGACAGGATCAAGGCCATCCAGAAGATCAAAATAATCTCGCCCAGCCCAATATGCTCCCATGCAAATACCGAGATACTTGCCACCAGATGAAACAAAACGATCAATCTCATTGCCATCTCTCCGCTTAAAGAAGTCATAGTAACGAGCCGCATCACCGATACCGCCGGGGAACGCAACAATATCAACGTCCTTCAGCGGATCGCCTTTCATATCCTCTTCATCAAACGTCGTGATCTGGAACTCACCAGACAAAGCCTCGACCATGCCATCGACACAGTCTTGGCTTGCCTCTGGATCATGCCGGAAGATTGCAATCTTAGGTTTCATCGTCTCGCATGATCTTCAATTCATTAGACAGCTTGGTAACCACACCGTTCAGTTTAATGATCTTGTCTTTCAACCAGTCATTCTCGGCACGGATGACAGCCATCTCGACTGCATGAGCCAACACATTGTCACGCTCTTTTTTGACCTGTGCCAGTTCCTTGCGAAGCTCTATGATATGGTCAATGGTTTCCATGTCAGCATACCTAGCCATGGCCATGTCTCGTTTTGTCTCAAAGCCTACCATTTTGATACATCCATATTACGAAGGCTAAGAAGCCAGTGAACATATAGATTGCGAAGACAACCCCTTGAGTGTGATCGTCAACTGGCATCGGCTATGTTCTGCTTTGTCTCTGCAAGGTTTAACTTGCGAACATTGTCAGGTTCTTCATCTGCAAACTGAGCAGCAAAGGTTGTGTAATTAACCAGATCAACCCAGCTATCCGGCTTGGATTTATTGTGGCCGATCCTAGACATTTTTACCGCCATCATCACGATAGCAATGTCGTAAGAACTAATCGTCTTCCCAGAGATTGCCGATGCAATCGTTGAGGCTCTGACAAATGACGCGCTCATGTCGCCATATTCATTGCTACGTTGATTGAGGATCGACTGTGCTGATTTTAATACGTCGCTATGGTGCATCGGTGTTCTTCCTTGGTTTACGCTGAATAATTGTGCCATCTAATTTTCTCTTTAACTTGCTTGATTTTCCGAATGGGAGCGGAGTTCTGGAGACTCTATGACCCAAGTGAAAAGCGCGTTGTCTTTTGGCTTTAGAAAGCCGCCTAATATCCGCCTTTGTTTTCCCGCGATGACAGGACTGGTGAGCCGGAGCGAGGTTATCGCCACCGTCTTCTCCGCCGAGCGAGAGCGGTATGATGTGTTCGATTTCCCAACGCTCCGCGACCAAGATTTTACCTTGGCAAATATGACAGATGCCGTTGTGTTTGATGAATAGTTCTGCACGTAACTTCCTCGACTTTGCTTTTCTTACAGGCGCATCTCGGCTCTCGTCGTCGCCTCTGATGACTGTTTTTCTGAGAACCTCATCCGTATCCATTCCATCTTTACCTTCAAGAGATTAGCTTCCTTGCGCGCTATGACCATCTTCTCGATATATTCATGCCACTCTGGGTGAGCCTTCACTTCCATCTCTCTTTGGTTCACTGGCCTATCAGCGCCTAGTTTGAGAACCCGCTGTGCAAACCAGTGAGACTTGGTCTCTTCCATCAAGGCGGCAACGGAGTCTTGATGAACCCACTCCTTCGCCGCCAGCCTGTATTCCTCAGAGAGATTGCTCATTGAGTAAATTCCAACTCATCCCAAGCGACTGAATAAATCTCATTGAGAGAGTCACGCCATGCTTGTGGCCAAGTCTCAGCTTCCTTTCTCAACTCAGATTTAATTTCCAGTAATTGCTTGCGGTTCTTCGCCCCTCGTATCATAGCCTCAACCTCTGGCCACCGATTAGGGTTTTCCTTTTTCAAAGAATAGGACGACTTGGGCTTTTCATCGCCGCCTTTGAACTCAACCGATTGATCCAAGTCAGGATCGTCACCTGTCTCAAGGCCGAGTGTCTTAAGCAGAGCATACTTTACCGCATAAGACATCGACTTGCCCGGGCCTTTATCCTGATCGTCGATACCATAGCCGAATGTCTGCACATCAATATAGTCATTTGGCTCGTCAATATTCACGAACCTGATTGTCATGTGGGCTTCAGTTCTGTTCCCGGTTTGGGAAGCAGACGTATGCACCGGATAATAAACGATACCAGCCTCAAGCAATGCTGGCCGAACCTTGGCAGTCACAGCGTCATGGCTGACGATACTATAGCGCATACCAGCCTTCTTCTCTTTCTGGATATAAGTGACCGCTTCCATTGCCTTCGCTAGGCGTTGATGAATGTTCATTGAATTGTGTCCTCTTCTTCTGTTTCTTCTTCGTCTTGGTCAAGTTCGTCGCTAAATACATCGTCGATTGCTAGCTGCACTTCTTCGGCAGCCAGTATCACGTCTTCTATTACGGCTCTTAAGTCCTCATCTGATGGCGGCTCTTCGGCTGATAGCATTACGAAGAATGTATCAAGCTCGGCCAATAGTTCATTCGATAGGTGGGCCAGTTCATTTAAGGTCATGGGTTATTCCCTATTGACAGATTGTGCATACACCGCTACGAATCACGATGTAGCCGAACGCTACATGCACAAATGGAGATTGTCAAATGAGTTTTATCGAAGCACTCAACAATGTAATGGCTATCCAAGAGCGGTATCTTTATCGGGAAAAGAGCCGTGATACTTCTATTGAGGCGGCAAGATCAGTAATGCCACACATGTCAGAAACGCATGAGGCTGTCCTTCGCTATGCGTTTGACTGTGGGTATGGCGGGTTCACCGATGTTGAGATGGCTAATCATTTTAACTGTCTCACCAGCCATTACCGTAGCCGGAGAGCCCAGCTGACTGAGGCCGGATATATTGTAGCCACAGAGGTTCGTCGCCGTCATCCAGAGCGTGGCAACAACCGTGATCATATCGTCTGGAAGCACAAGGACTTTTTGAATGAGTAAGCAGTTAAAGGCCGAAGTCGAAAGGCTTTGGAAGCACGTTCAGGAATTGAAAGACAAGTTGATGGCAGAGCAGAAGATCAACGCTCAATGGATCAGGCGTGGCAATATCCCTGTGAAGCACTGGCAGGGGCTACTCAAGATGGCTGATGAGAAGAAGCTGAAAGTTTTTCTTCAGACAATCTATCAAATGTGTATTGACGGGAAGTAGATTGGTGGTAGCCTAAGGACTGCGCCTCTTGTTGAAGCGTTCCTCCCAGACTAGCCGGAGCCTAAAAAACTCCGGCACCTTTTTCGAGGCTGCTATGGAACCAATAATTCTTGCCTCTTCAATGATTATACTTGGACCGCACTTCTGTTTGGATCGTTCGATCATAGACAATAGCCTACGGTCTGAGTATCGAGAGGAGCCGCAAGAGCCGATTAGGATCGACGACAAGCTGGCGATCCAGTTCTATCGTGGCCCTGAGTCTTGGACGCTTGTGTTCATCCAGCCTGACGGCTCCGCTTGTATCGTCAACGCTGGGCGTGGATGGGAATTAACCAAGTCTTGATTGAGCTAACAGTAGAGTTTCCGCCATCGGTTAACCGACTATGGAGAGCCGTGCCGGGGCGTGGTGTAATCAAGTCAAAAATATATAGGGAGTATATGGAAAAAAATCTGTGGATAATTAAGCAACAATCCACAGGAAAAATCACAGGCAAATATATCATATCGTTCGAAGCCTCTCGTCCTGACAAACGAAAAAGAGATTTAGACAATTTAATCAAACCTCTCAGTGACTTACTCGTTCAGGCGGGGGTAACTGAGGATGACAGCTTATGTGAAGAATTAACAGCGAAATGGGTGAACAATGGAACCGGAGTTAAGATATTCATACGAGCGGCACAAGGCCCTGAAGGCGAAGTTCTATCCTTCCCGTCCGGTCGTGCCAGTAAGACCACAAGAGAAGCGGCCTGATCTACCAGCGCAACCGAAAGAAAAGAAGCCTATCTGGGTCGTCTCGCCAGCTACATCTAGTTATGAACAGACGTTCTCACCACAAGATATATTGCTTGATGTATTACAGTCTGAACAGACAGGACCGGAAAAGCCCTATGTTCGGGACATCATCAATTTAACGCCGAACACCCCGAAGGAAGAGGCCCGTGTAAGTAGTCTCTTGCGGGATGTCTGGAGTGTTATTCAGACCGATGAAGATTTCATGCGGCAGACGCATCAGATCATGAAGGGATTTTCTGGCCGACCATCTGCCCGTATCGTGATTGCCAAGACCCTTGTAAAGCACAACATGACATTCGTGGACGTTGCTGGTCAGGCGAGATCAAAGAAATATATCGCTTGCCGCCATGAGATTTATTACCGCCTTCGCAGCGAATTAGGTTTGAGCCTTATGCAAGTGGGCCGGATGCTAAACCGTGACCACACCACGATCCTTCATGGCTTCCGTAAGATGGAAGAGAAGATTGCTAACGGCTTCAAACTAGACTAAAAAAAGATGAGGCGGCCACTTAAATCCGACAAGAAGTGACCGCCTCTAAACCTACGTTGCACCGTAGGCGTGTTGTCTAACCTTATGGACGATCATGCCTACCTTTTCAAGAGGATTAAGGCATTGTCCAAGTGGTTCAGACTTTACAACGAAGTTCTCAACGATCCCAAAGTTCAGGCTTTAGATGCCGAGACATTCCGGCACTGGATCAATCTATTGTGCATTGCAAGCATGAAGGACGGTGTTCTGCCGGACGTTGCTGACATTGCCTTTCATCTCAGAATTGAAAAGAACGCTGTCGTAACGCTCCTCGAACGG